TGACGGTTTTACTGTTGGGTCATCTTTGGCAGTCAATGGTGCGCCAGATGCGATAGTTGCGTGGTCTTGGAAAGCTGGCGGCACAGCGGTCAGCAATACCGCAGGTAGCATTACGTCACAGGTTTCTGCGAATGTTGACGCAGGGTTTAGTATTGTGAGTTATACTGGCACAGGTGTTAACGCTACGGTTGGTCACGGTCTTAACAGTGCGCCGGAACTTCTTATAATTAAAAGAACAAACTCTGTTTCAAACTGGACTGTTGGTCATTTTCCAGCATTAGGAAATGGCAAATATCTAAAGTTAAACACAACAGACTCTGAGATTACTGCATCAAATGTTTGGAATAGCACTTCTCCAACATCTACTTTAGTTTCTATTGGCACATCTTCAGCAACAAATTTATCAAGTGGTGCTTACATCATGTACTGTTTCGCAGATGTTGAAGGCTTCAGCAAGGCGGGTTCCTACACCGGCAACGGCAGCACAGATGGGCCGTTTGTTTACTGCGGGTTTAGGCCAGCTTTGGTGATGGTGAAGCAAACAAACACAACAGGTAACTGGGTAATCTGGGACGCAGAAAGAAATACTTATAACGTAATGGGTAGGCAACTCTATCCAAATTTAAGCAGTGCAGAAGCAGATGCAGGAACAAACCCATCATTTGCTATTTTAGATTTTGTGTCTAATGGGGTAAAGCTAAGGGGCAGTCATTCTAGTATGAACACATCAGGCGGCACATACATATTCCTCGCATTTGCTTCAACGCCCTTTAAGTTTTCACCAGCCAGATAGGAGATACCAATGGCATATAAATACTCAGGTCGTATTATCCGCGCTGGCAAAGCGTGGACTGACAATGACGGAATACAGCACCCATCCAACTGGATGTTGTGGGATGACGCAACCAAAACAGCTAAAGGGCTTGTCTGGGAAGATGACGCAGCCAGCTTTGATGGGCGGTTCTATTGGTCAGCCGGTGTGGCTAAAGCATTGGATGACGTTAATGAGGTTGACGAAGATGGCAACCCTGTGCTGGACGCTGACGGTCAACAGGTTGTGACCAAAGGGCTAAAGACTAACGCTATTGAACTGGTCAAGCGTCAAGCCGGTGACAAGCTGGCGGCAACTGACTGGATGGTTATCAAGGCATCTGAGGTGTCAGGCTACTCATTGCCGGCAGACGTTGCTACTGCCCGCGCCGCAATCCGCACAGCCAGCAACAATATCGAAGCAGCCATCACAGCGGCTAGTGATTTAACTGAGTTTATGGCATTATATGATGTGCCTACGGTAGACGGTGTACCAACTGGCAACGCACCTATCAACGACTGGCCTGATGAGGCGTAATGATGACTGAAGAAACCAAGACAACGGCTGACCTAGCTTTTGGCGGTATTACTGTTGGTGCGTTCTTTGAGGCGTTGCCTGAGATTACTGCGCTGGTTGCCTTGTGTTGGTGGATGCTGCGTATCTGGGAGACCGAGACCGTCAAGCGGTTGACTGGTCGACAGGACGATGTTTAAGGCGATTGTACTAGCCTGTGCAATAGCAAACCCTACTCAATGTGTTGAGTTTCATGACATCCGTGGGCCTTACTCTACTCAATCCAAGTGCGAGGAACGTGCTATGGAAATGAGTCGTGACATTGGCGAGATGGGTCATGGCTTAATGCCTGTTAGGTGGCAATGTAAGCCGTTAAGAGAAGGTATGTTGTCGTAATGAGTGCCAAGCAAATACTTGAATGGAAGATACTGCCACGCTTTATGATGTTGGTTATGACGTTGATGAGCTGGCGTGTGGTTGAATGGTTTATGTCGTTGCCTAATCCAACGCCATCACAGGCTGGGCTGGTCAGTGTGGTGACAGGCGCAATGACCGGCGCATTTGCAGTATGGATGAATCACGAAGGGAAAAGCCATGTGGCAAGCATTGATAAACCCCATCGCTAATCTTGCTGGCTCTTTTTTAGAACGCAAGGTTGAAGAACAAAAGGGCAAGACAGCTGTAGCTGTAGCAAAAGCAAATGCTGAAGCAGAGGTAATGAAGGTTGCTGCTACCCATGAAGCTGGGTGGGAGAAGATCATGGCAGAGGGCAGCCTTACCAGCTGGAAAGATGAGTGGTTGACTTTGCTTTTTTCTGTGCCACTTATCCTTGCATTCTGTGGTGATTGGGGTAGGCAGATTGTTGCAGATGGATTTACTGCGCTTGATAGTATGCCTGATTGGTATCAATATAGTTTGGGTTTGATTGTAAGTGCAACATTTGCTATGCGTGGTGCAACTAAGTTTATTGGAAAGCGCAAGTAATGATTGACGAACTAACGAACCTTATTGCCAAACATGAAGGCAAGATGCTTACAATGTATATGGATACAGTTGGAGTGCCTACCATTGGATACGGTCACAATCTTCAAGAGCCTATTTCTGAAGCTGCTGCACTACAGATATTGTCAGATGATGTCGCTATTGCCGTTAATGAACTGGATGATCGCATGGATTGGTGGCGTGACTTGCCTCATCCAGCGCAACTTGTATTAGCTTCGATGGTATTTAACCTTGGCTGGCCTAGATTTTCTAGGTTTAAGAAAATGATTGCAGCTTTGGAAGATCGTGACTATGATCGTGCTGCATTGGAAATGGAAGATTCCCTCTGGTTTCAACAAATCAAGTCTCGCGGTGATGAGTTGAAACAAATGATGTTGGAATGTAATGACTATAACCAATGAACAGAAACAACGTGCCAAAGATCTTTATAAAGAACACGGCACGTTGCAAGCCGCTAGTGATGCTAGTGGTATCCCATTTCAAACCATTCATAGATGGTTGAAACGAGCAGAGGAAGATGAGCAGCAGCCCAAGTATGAGCTAACGCCACTGCCTGAAGATGATATTCCAATTGATCAACTTGTTGATCAGCTGCATAGCCGTTTTAAAAAGCGCAAAGCCAACAAAGAAGCAAAGAAATGGATTCCGATTAAGATGAAATCGGATGAGCCTATTGGTTTATTGTGGATGGGCGACCCACATATTGATGACAACTACTGCGATTGGGATTCATTACGCTCTCATTTAGCCATAATCAACTCACAGGACAACATATACGGCTGCAACCTAGGTGACTACCAGAATAACTGGATAGGCCGCCTAGGACGCTTATACGGCGAACAAGACACATCCCATAAAACTGCATGGAAACTTGTCGAGTGGTTAATTGACGAGATGAAGCCGATGATTTTGATTGGCGGCAACCATGATATGTGGTCTGGTGCAGGTGATCCCCTTAAATGGCTTGCCAGTCCTCACGCTGTCCTTGAGGATTGGGAAGCCCGCATTGAGTTGCAGTTCCCTAACGGAAGAAACTGTCGCATCCACGCTGCGCACGATATGCCTGGGCACAGCCAATGGAATGCGCTTCATGCGCAAAACAAAATGGCGCGGTTCAAGAGTAACGCTTCGCTGTATATTAGTGGACACAAACACAACTGGGCTTTGGGACAGATCGAACTCGTAGAAGAGGAAGCCACAGCTTGGCTTGCGAGAGCGAGAGGTTACAAATACCACGACACCTATGCGTTCACCAAAGGTTTTGAACAGCAGCGTTTTGGGCAAGCAATCATGCAAGTCATTGACCCGCATAACACTAGCCCTGTTTCATGGGTGCAATGTTTTGCTGATCCACAAGAGGGTGCAGATTATCTTCAATATCGGAGATCGCTTCGGTCGTAACAAGCGCATAGCCAGCAATGTCTAGCCAGCTGTCGAATGAGTAACGCTGCCGCGGCGTTTCTGTGTCTTGTTTAAGACGTGCAATCTTCAGCAACATCATCATGATGCCAACGTCCTGTACGTTGAACTCGACACCTTTGTACTCTGACCAGAAGGCTGCAATGTTTTGCAGGTTTTCTGATGGTGAGCCGTAGTCATTGCCACGATCTTCTACAGTTTCTTCTAGTTTGTTTATGAAGTATTTTCTATTCATCACGATTCCTTGTTTGTTTTTTCATACTCACCTAATGATGACCATCCACCGTTAACTTCTGTCATGCGGGTATAATAGATTCCAACGTCATCATCTGTATCCGCATCATCAGCGAATGCATCAGGCGGCAGGTTATTTTTTATTGGTGCAAATAGTTTGCGTCTTTGCGCTTCATCGTATCCCATAACAGATGACCAGCATCTGTTGTGTGGGTTTCGTGCGGCATATGT